TTAATATAGACAGAGGTGCATTAACATTTACTTGTGATAGAGATAATAATGCTACAGAACATGCATATCCTCGTGTATCAGATCCTATTGCTGGAGTTAACACTGCAGTTACTGTTCCTACTACAACTACAGTTGAATTAAATGTAGGTTCATCACCTAATGTAACTACTACTATTACTAGTCCATATGCAGAGTACAGTCCTGGAACAGGTATTGTTACCTTCTTTGTAGCATCCCATAATTTCAATGCACCAACTACTCATACAATTGCTGATGCTGGATACAATCCTACAACTGGATACTTGGATTTATCAGTTACAGGCCATGGTTGGCAGACTGGAGAATATGTTAAGATTGCAGAAAATTCATTAAGATTTACATGTGCTCTTGATAATCATGCAACAGATCATTACTATCCAAGATTTAGTTCTGCAGATAAAGATGAAACTGGAAGTCAGTGGTTACCAATTCAGCAAGTAGGTGTTAATACATTCCAAGTTAATGTTGGACAATCAAACGATTCAACTGTGGGTGCTCATACTTATGTTTCATCTGCTACAGCAAATGTACCAGCACATCTCAATAAATCAACAAGTACTATTGGAATTAATACCAGCTCATTGACATTTACGTGTCAAAGAGATGCTCATGCTACACAACATTCTTATCCTAGAACATCTGATCCTACTCACAATAGAGAAGTAGGTATAGCAGCAGTAGATGCTAGTTCAATTACTTTAGATGTTGGTATATCGACTATTGTTAAATATTCTCCTACAAGTGCTAATTACAACCCAGATAGTGGAGATTTGATTGTAATTACAGATAATGTACATAATGTTAAAGTTAATGATGTTGTTGGGATTAATACTAACTCTTTCACATTCAAATGTGCTCAGGATGGTTATTTAACCAACCATACCTATCCTCGGATAACTGATCCAGCAAATGATGCACTATTAGGTGTTTCCTCAACTACTAAGTATACATTTACAATTAATGTTGGACCATCTCCTATTGCTAAGGCACGTAAAGAACTTAAGTTTACAGTAGAAGATACATTTAGTGATTCCTTTGGATCTTGGCAACTTGGTGAATTTGATTATATTGATAGTATTGGGGATCTTCAGGATGGTAAGAAGACTAGATTCCCATTATATAAAAATAGCCAGTTATTAAGTTTCCAGAAAGATGAGGCTGATGCAGTTGCTTCCTTAATAGATTTTGATTCTATTCTACTCATCTATGTAAATGGTGTTATGCAGGAACCTAAAGTTTCCTATACCTTTACTGGAGGAACTACGTTTACATTCTTGTCACCACCATTAAAGGATGATAAAGTTGATATATTCTTCTATAGAGGAACTCGTGATGTTGATAGTTTGGAAAAAGATATACCTGAGACAGTTAAACCAGGTGATGACCTACAAATAAACAAAAATGATAATATTTCTATTACTATAGGACAAGATCAAAGAACAGTTTCTCGCATTCTAGCTTCTGATACAGTGGAAACTGGAATTTATATGGGAGATGGAATTGATGATGTAAATTATAAACCAGTTGATTGGACAAAACAGAAGAGAGATATTTTGATTGATGAGAATCCTGTTTATAAGGTTAGGGATTCTTTAGAAGGATTAGTATTCCCAACAGCGAAAGTTATAAGGGATATTAAATCTACCGATACTGAAGTTTTTGTAGATGATGCTCAATTATTTAATTATGAGGAAAATGAATCTACTACAGAAATAGAGAATGTTGATGCCATAGTACTTGACCCTGGTAATGCACCACATTTTGCTTCATTAAGTGCTAATGTTTCTGTTGCTGGAACAGTTTCATCCATTACTATTGGTTCTGGTGGTACTGGATTTACTCCAGGATCTACATTAAGTTTAAAGATTGCTCCACCAATTGGTAGTACTTTAGATGCTTTCTGGAATAAGAACGGATCTATCAATGTTGGAGTTCATACAGTATTTAAGAGTGAAATAACTGGAATTGGATCAATTGGTGCAGGATCTACAGTTATTACTGGTATTTCAACTACAGGTATTAGATTAGGGCATACAATTGAAGCTATACCTGATGTTTTGGGTATTGCTGGAGTAGGTTTAACTGTAATTGGTATAACCTCAGAGTATAGAGGTCAATTTAATTTAATTGACAATAGTGGTGGAAGTATATACTTTGCTGATTTAAGTGTTGGTATCGGGACTTCTTCTTCAAATACAGCACCTCTTAATGATCAGTTTAGATTTGGTAAGTATGAAGACCAGAAACTAGCATCCGCAACAGCAACTGTATCTGCTGCAGGAACGGTTTCAAGTATATCCATTACTAATCCAGGATCTGGATATACATCAACTAATGCTCCTTTGGTCATAACACCAATACCAACTGTACAGAATGAATTACTTAAGAAAATTAGATTTGTACAAGGGTTCACTGGAATTATTACTGGAATAACAACAACTACTGGTATTGGTCATCCTTTAGCACTTACTTTCCATCTTGAGTATAAAGCATCCGATTCAACTAGAATTGATGATTTGACTACTACACATCCAATTTATATTTCCAACACAACAGTTGGTTATGGAATAACTTCTGTTATTGAAAGTAATTCTACTGTTGTTGGTATTGGTACTACCTTTGTTGATAATATCTATCAGGTGAATGCGATTTCCAGAAATAATTTGACAGGAATTATTACATGTAATGTACATACAGGTATAACTACTACTGGTATTCATACTATGGGTGGAACTAATGTCGGTACATTATCTTGGGGTAGACTAGCAGGATTTGCTAGAAATGCCTCTTCTATTGGCATTGCAGTTTCTGGATATACCGTTAATTCTGGACTAACAACATTCCCAACCATTCAAAGACGTGGTTATGGACTTAGGGATACTGGATCCTTAAGAAAAGACCTTGGTCTTTAATTTATAAATATAGAAAAAAGCTAGTAATATGGCTGCTATTGTTACAGATCAGTTTAGAATATTAAACGCAGGTAATTTCGTAGATTCTGTTAGTAATGCTAACAATTCGTACTATGTATTCCTAAGTCTTCCAAATCCTTCTATTGTTGGGTATGGAAGATCGACTAATTGGGATGCGAATACACCTTCTCCGGTAGATAATCTCGACTATCTTAGTCACGTTAAAGATACTACGGTATTTGGTAAAAAGATTACCGTAAATGACGTTAGAAGACTTGTTAGAAGAGTTGATTGGAAGCAAGGAACAACTTATGAAATGTATAGGCATGATTATAGTGTTTCTAATCCATCACCAAAAACAAACTCTACTAGATTATATGACTCAAACTACTATGTAATGAATAGTGACTTTAGAGTTTATATTTGTATTGATAATGGATCATCTGTAGAATTCCCTACTGGTAAGGCTTCTTCAGACGAACCAACTTTTATTGACCTTGAACCATCAAGGGCTGGTGAAAGTAATGATGGTTATGTTTGGAAGTATCTTTTTACAGTATCTCCGAGTGATATTATTAAATTCGACTCCATTGATTATATTCCTCTTCCAAATGATTGGTTAGGCACTACTAATGCTCAAATTCAGTCAGTTAGAGAGAATGGTGATTCATTAATAAATGAAAATCAAATTAAAAAGATTTATATACAGGATCAAGGAGCTGGTTATAACAGCACTGATGCGGAACTTGATATTGTTGGTGATGGTCAAGGTGGAAAAGTAATTGTTACAACTACAAATAATAAAATTACAAAAGCAGTAGTTTCTGCTGGAGGAAAAGATTATTCTTGGGGTAGAGTTAATCTATCAACAATTAATTCTGGAGCAACTCAATTTGCACATTTGGTTCCTATTATCCCACCATCAAGAGGACATGGATTTGATGTTTATAATGAGTTGGGTTCGGATAAAGTTTTAATATATGCTCGTTTTGATGATTCTACTAAAGATTTTCCAGTAGATACAAGATTTGCTCAAATAGGTATTTTAAAGAATCCGACTCAAACAGGATCTGCTTCATCAATTTTTAATGAGAATCAATTCTCAAATTTAGGTGGAGTAAAATTAACTAGTGTAGCAAACCCAACTGATGCAGCTGTTGGAAATAGAATTTATCAGACTGTATCTGGTGTTGGAACTGCTACTGGATATATTGCATCTTATGATAGTGCGACAAAAGTTTTAAAGTATTATCAAGACCGATCATTATATTATAATCCACTTTCTTATAACCAAAAAGATTCCAAATCTATTGTTTCTGAAACAACTGTTGTTGGTTTTAGTGCAAATGGAGGAACAATAACTTCATCTAATAACTTTAGTGGAGCTGTTGATTCATCTTTCACCGGAATTACCACAACTGTTTCTACAACTAAGCAAATAAATTTGGCTACTCAATTTACAGATGGCATTGCAATTGGAGAGATAAATAAAGGATCAGGGCAAATAATTTACCTTGATAATAGACCTAGAGTTTCTCGAAATCCTAGACAAAAGGAAGACATTAAAATCATACTAGAATTCTAAAGATGTCACAAAAAACAAATCTTAATATAGATCCATATTATGATGAT